TACCAAAAGCTAAAGAAGAAGAAATAGTTATACCACCTTGTCCTGATGAAAAAGATCAGAGAGTAGGAGATTTTCGTAACGAAAAGAAACTGGAACGTGTTATAGGGCATGAAAGAGGGCAAGATGGGGTTGAATGTATAACTCTCTATGAAGATGTTCCGTTTGTGGATCAATACATCCCAGAACCGAGCACTATTGTATCTACTGCTATTATTGGCCTTGTGGCTGCGAGTTCTCCTCTTATTCTCAATATAATCAAACCAGCTATTAAGAATATATTTAAGAAATTAACTACTAAAAAGAAAAAGGATACCAATTCTTAATCGTGGAACTGGCAAGCGATTGATTTGAAAAAAATAGCGGTAAACTTAGTCGCATGGATACGAGTCGTCACGAGGAACATGGAGCCACGATACGCACGTTGAGGCGATTTTCACCTCGCATACTTATTCAGTAATAGAGGTGTTAAGACACTTTTAATCGTGAAGTGTTAACGATAGAGTTGAATGTCGGGGCAGAACAGTAAGTTACAACGATAGGCATAGAGCCAGAATGCGACTAGCGAAATCGAACTAAGCTGAAAGGTAACGATCACTTCGCAAACCTATTAAGTCATAGAAGTGTTAAGGACAGTTTTAATCGTAAACTGACAACGATTGTTTTGAGTGGAGTGACCAAGAGTGACGCAGGATCAAAGAGAAGTGTTTTGAATGGATCTGAATGGAATTGAGATGAAAGAAATCAAGGTGACAGGATTGGAGTTGCTAAAAGTGACATAGAGCAACATAACTGTAAAAGAAGTCGAAAAGAGTCAAAAAGAGCGGGATCAATCATCTTGTCAACCTATTAAGTATCAAAGATGTTAAGAAGAGTTTGTCGTAGCACTCATAACGTTTGATTTAAGTTGATAAGAAACGAGGAAAGGTGCATGGGGTGGTCAAAAGTCGAGCAACGTTTAGGCGAAAGGAAAAGAATCGAATCAAAGTCATCTCCTTGGTTCTTGCACCTACAAGAGATGTTGAAAAGGGTTTATCGTAACACCCATAACGATTGCACTTACATTGAGCAATTTCGAGGGGAATTGAGCGAATGTGAATCAAGCTGATTGGATCCAAGTCACAGGGAGGGGCTGCGAACCGATTCGAGCCGCTAAGAAGATTTTTTAAAGTCTGATTTTTCTATCAAAGACTTAGGTAGTCTTTCTCCTTTTCTTTGTAACTGCAATGATTCTTTTCTAGCACCATCAGCAGCAGAAGCTATAAACGCATGATGAATTTGTTTGGTTTCTAAATCACGTTTCTTAGCTTGATCTAATTTAGAAGGATCTATGTGAGTAAATAGTCTACGAGTATGCCTACGATGTTTTTTAATACCAGCATTGGCTTGGGCTGCTGAATAATCAACAGCCTCTTTATCAGTAAGCACAACCAGAGTTCCTTTCACTTCTTTAAGAACAATAGGTCTGTTAATGCCCTCACGAAGTTTCTCAATGTTACCTTTAACAGTAACCATGCTGAACTTATCCCACTCTTTATCTGGATAACAAGTATTCCAATAATCTAGGATATGTTCTTCTGGAATGAGATCACCTTTTTCAAGTGATCTCCAATCAATTCCGTCTATTCTTGGATTTGGCATTAGTCAGCCATCTCCACTAATTCAGATGCAGAGAATCTTCCGAATCTTGGTCTCCATGTACCTAATCCTTCAGCCTTACCAGCCATAGTAATGATTCTATTTAGTTGAGATACACTTAATATCTCATCATCAACCATTAGTTCAAAAGTACATTTCCAATCTGGAAATAGTAATCTCTGAACCCAAACACCTCTTGAAGTAAATGCTGTGTTAGAGAAGTAACTTTGATCTTTTGTGTACATTTCCAAAGCATTTTTTGATCCTTCATATTCGATTATTGGATCATTAGTAACAACAACAGAACGAAGAACGTCTTTACCTAACTTCCATTTTGTAGCAGCGTTTCTAAGGCAACGCAAGAAGTTAGCACCTGGCATATATGGATCAGCGAATCCATCAAATTCGATAGAGTTTTTAGTTTCGTTAACTTTTACTTTTCCTTCTTTTTTCCAATATCCAGAAAAAACCCAATCTAAAGCACGAAGGCAAAGATGATCTTCATCATTTTTTTTCTTTTTACTTGAGAAAAATGCTTTTTGTTTTGCTCCTTCACCTAATGGATCAGAGTTTTGTACATTTGAACAAAGTAAGCCAGCAGTACCATTTACTGTGACTTGATAGCTATTAAGTGCCATAATAAAAATTTCCTTAACGGAGTGAGTGTTTACATCCTTAACGGACTTTTTTATATTAAACATATATTATTTATATGTCAAATTTATATTATTTATGTTACAGAATGAAAATATTTGATATAATATTTATGAGCCGTGAGACTTGGCTTAAGTAGATAAGTTACTTGGAAGGGGCTTATCTACTTTATAATTATTTTGGTGGACAACTTAAGCCCGTGGGTTGTCTACTACTCTAAATGATGTTAATGTGATATATAAGCAACCAGACCCATTATCAAATCGTTAAATCGGTCACTGCTCTGTTGGAGCGTCAGTTGCTTTTTAATTTATGAGTATGTGGGATAACTTGATTTGGTGGAATATTAACAACAATATCTTCACAGGTAATAGCACTAGGAGTATTAGGCTTAAAGGTTACTCCTAACTTTGCTTGTTTTGCACACATTTCCAACCGATATAAACTAATTTCCATTTTGGTTTTCTTTATTAATAGTTTTTGAGCCTCTATATTTACTGCTGTTGCTTCATGGCAAAGGGCAGGAGATTTCCCTAGTGGAATATTTATCTGAGCAGAGATACCATAGTTCAAATTGTAATTATCTTTTTCAAATCTAGGAGTCTCTTGAACATATTTTATCTCTCCAGTATTTTCGTCATATATATTTTGCCTAGTAACCTGTTCTATTGGTCTGTTAAATGACCAAGCATCTGTTACATAAGGAGTGATTGTTAGGCTAGGAGAAGCACAAACAATACCCTGACTCATCCTAAAAGATGGCATGGAAGATGGGGTTATCATTGTGGCATTGTTGTTAACGACCCCCTGTGCGTTGGAACTTGGGGATGCCACGGTTGTATTAGCTAAAACCCTTGCAGGGCAAAGCAATAAAGCTATTGCCCAAAGGTAGTTGTAGTTTCTGTTGTAGTGCTTGAATTTATTGTTCTTGTTATTGTGGTTACTGTATCTAATCCTGGAGTGATTAGTGTTTCTTGAAGAGAGAAGGCTGCTCCACCATTTGTTATTTTCCATCTTGGTACAGCATCTAAGTTTGGCGAAGTCCAACTAAAATTTACCCCTCCAACTGTCTGTTCTGTAAGAGTTGTAGCTGTAGGGTTGATATATCCATTAAGATCCGATGATTCAATATTGTGTCCTGACGCAGAATATGAATATCCTGTCCGATACTGATGACTCGTGATGGTTTCATTTATTACTGATTCGGAAGTCGAACTCGTCTGAGATGTTCCGCTACGAAATTGTGGTACAACAGGAACAGCAAGTGTTCTTATTGGACATAATAGTAAAACTAATAACCAAAGTCTAGTCAATCGTAATAGTGACTTTAGTAGATCCTATGCAACTAGTACCACTTCCTCCTGCGGTACAGGTATGGACTCCAGAACTCAATGACGTTAAAGCGAGAGATCCAGCAGTACCGCCTGATCCGATAGTAGTCTGTCCACCTAATACTGGTAAAGCTGCTATACCGCTGGAAGGGGTTACAGCAGATGGTGTAGCATCTCCCATAGTTACAGATTCCGTTTTACTAAAAGCTGAACCTGCTGTTGTAATAGTTGTATCTGTTTGAATCATTGCTGGAACGCCATTAGATAACGAACCAACATTAATCCCACCTATCTTTCCTGATGTTGTAGTATCTCCTACAGTTACAGATGGAGTGATATTGTTTCCGCTTAGTGAATATGTTGTTCCTACCTTATTGGTTACTACATAAGGCATATCAACTGTAATTTGAGCAGAAGTAACAAATTCTTGTTTTATATCGGCAAATGCAGCCGATGGAAAGAATAAAAGTAAAGCAAAAAGTTTTTTCATTTGATTCCTACTTTGTTTTTACTATTATCTACTATTTTAGGTGGATTATTGTTCTTTTTCTTACCAACCTGTAAACCGAAAGAAGCTAAACTTCCCGAAAAGATCGAAGCGATGAAAGTTGGATCAAAGTCTACAATTTTTTTACCACTAGGTGGTTCGTAATAAGAAAGAGTCAGCATACTTGCAGACCAAACTAAAACAGCAATTTTAACAATCGTTTCAACACGATTGCCTTCTTTTTCTTCCTGTTCTTCCATAGAAGTTAAGATTCTTGTCTAATACTAGCATCTTAGCTATGTTTGGAAAGTAAGACATATTTAACATCATGTTAAAAATTTTAAAACCCATACTTTTGATCTTTATTAAGTCAAAAGCAATGAAAAGATTGATAGTGGATCTGTTAAAAGCAATAGCTAAACAAACAGACAATACAATAGACGATCAAGCAGTTGCTTTTATTGAAGCAAGAATGTTTCCAGGTTCTACTACTGGGCTTCAGTAAATGAAAATAACTAAATTTCTCAACATAAACATAGAACCAGCACCTCCAGAGTTGGAATTGGAAATAGAGATGCAATGTAGAGAAATAATGAAAAGTAATGATCTAGATAATGTAAAAAGATATTGTACTCATATGGTTAGGAAGAAGTTTGACCAAGATATTTTCTTAGCTTCATTGTTAAACAGACTTATAGAATTAGAAGCTGATCGTGTTGTAACAGAGATGCGAAAGATAAAGCCTAAAAATCCTATTGCAAAGTTTTTTCGTACTCGTTAATTTCTTCATCTGTAAAATCTTTAATTAATAATTTATCAATTTTATTAACTTCATAATTGTATTTAATAACGGCAGTTTTTATATGCTCTGCAATCCAACGACCCTCATCATAAATAACTTGAGCTTTTCCGTTATCTTTTATAAAAACATAATGATCTTGTCCTTTTAGTTGTACTTCTAATAAGTTTTTTTCTAACTTATTACGTCTAATCTCTTTAAGTTTGCGTAATTTAAGAATTGACGGATTTGGACTTTTACTCATTTTTGATAACCAGCAGGAGGTGGTGTAAGCCAATAGCGTACACCATTTATTATTTTAAAATGAATATTCAATAAAGGATCTTTTACTAAATAACTATTTGTTTTTTGTTGCATGATAAAAAGTGAGGGCTTACATTGACAAATCTCACAAAACCAAATGCCTCGTAATTAAAAGGGTAACTCGTCAGTAGAAGGTGCGTTTTCTATCTTCTGTGGATTAATATTGCCCCAAGTGCCGTATTTTCCCTCCATGACTTTAGAGTAGATTTGTACACATTGAGTTTTAATTGTGTCTTTTTTGTTGAAGTCGTAGACATCTCCATCTTTTGCTTTTGTGTTTACTAGGTTTTGTAAATGATCTATCAAGTGAGTAACAGAGTCAACAGGTATTGTTAAACTCAAAACTTGTTGTCCTTCATTGAAGCGATCATCGCCAATGCTCCATTTGATAGGAAGAGGTAGTGCTGGATTAAAGTCAGCCATAATTAATTAAAAAATTGAGATAATAAAGTGTTGAAGAATGAATTAAAAGAGATCTTGTTTTTTTTACAATGATTCTTTATTTTAACAGCAAGTGTGTCATTGGTTCTGACGCTAAAGATGTTTTTGTTCCAATCTTTTTTACGTTGCTGTTTGCGGAGAAGAAGTTCATTCAATACTTGTTCTCTCGCAGTGTTAGCAGTTTCATCAGGTGTCATAAGCTCTCATCTATCTTAGAGATTTCAAGAGCTAAAAACTCTCCATGTTCAGCAGTAGTAATATGTCTGGTAATCTTTGTATCTTTGATACTGAACTTCTTTCTGAAAGATTCGACTATTTCTTTCATCTTCACTGCATTAGTTTCATGAAGTGCCTGTAACTTTTCAAGGATTACTGCTTTTGCATCCTTAGTAATAGGATCAGGTAGCTTGTCTAAAACAGATGTAGGTTCTAGTTTTTGATTAGGTTTTGTAGGAGTTTTCGCTACACCTGTTTTTGGTGGTGGTGTCTTGGTTAATGAGTTACCATCATCATCATCGTTAGCTAGTCCGTAGACAGAAAGTAATCCATATCTACGAGCATAGGTTTGAGCAGAACCAGCTTCCTGATGTGCATTTTTTACGTTACTGGGAATCTTTGGAACAGGAAACTTACTGACTAAAGGTTCATCACCAGAAACGTGCATCAATTTTGTAATAACTATTGTGATAACTTCTCCTTCTGGAGTGATCACATAATCATTCAGTTGTGAATGACAAAGACCAAACTCTGTAGCTGGTTGAACAGCAAGTAGAGCTTGAGACAATGTTGTGTATTTGCTTTTATAAAATGGATTTTTACCATCTAAACCAGCAGCATGATGCTTTTGCTGGAAAGCGTTTAGTGCCTCGATTAATGTCGAAGGCTGTTTTGCAGACATGAGTAATTGTTTACTTAATATTTATATTACACCTATATCATGTTTACTGCAAGGCAGCTTGTAATAATGTATTAAATTGTTCTGGAGTCAAGACCATTCTCCATTGACCTCCTCTGAACCTGACCATACTGGCAACGAAGTCTACTCCTGCATTTTTTCTTTGAGTTTCAACTTCCCTGGGTTTTACCAAACAAGCTCTCGACTTATCTTTGTAATCAGCTACCTGTATTACACAATTAGGTATCCCATAAATATCTCCAACATCATCTGGTATTCCTGCTGCTAAGTTTCGCTTACATTCAAAACCAGTAACTTCTGTTAAAAGTTCTGCTGCTTCTCTTTCAGCTTTGTCTCCTTTTCTTTTATTTGGATTAGTCATCCTTCTAATTGTCGAATACGTTTTTGTATATCATCAAATGCTACAACATAATCCTTATCACTAATTTCTTTTTGAAACCACTGCCATTCAAGTGATGCAATTTCATTATTTAATTTTGTGATGAGATACTTTTTTCTTCGATCAAGTTCTCTATAAAAACACTTCATTTCATTATTTTCCATTTTCTTCTTATTTTAGATTTAAGTTGTTTAGTTTTCTGAATTTTTATACTTAAATAAGTATCATTAAGTTCATCAATCAAGTGAGTAAAATCTCCTTGAGATGACATTTCTAATGACCTTTCAAAGTTAACAATAGAAGCTTTAATAAGTTCTAAGTCTCTACCTGAGACATCAAGTATATATCTCATTCTTTACTCCAATCTTTGATTAATTGTTCTAGCTCTTTAATACGTTTACGGGCAGCTTCTATTCTGTCTTTTTTTGTCATCAAAATAATTCCTTTTCAGATTCAAACTTTTCCCATGCTTCCTGCCATGCAGCTTCACATCTTTCTGTTGGCTGATCAATGTTCAGAATACATCTACCTTCAAATGCCCAGATTGTATTACATACATCTG